CCAAGTACCCATGACACCTTCTCTCTTTGCGATATACATCAGAACAATTTGAATGGTAACTTTTCGGTAACTTCTTTCACGCCTTTAGGCATGACTGCTTCCATGATCTCACGTTTTGCCTGTTCGATCAGTGTTTCTCTGTTCATGTAGGCATAAACACCAGCACCGACTGCAGATGCACTCAGTACAAATGAAGCGACTGCCAAGGCATTAATAATCTTTTGCATCATGCACCTCCAGTACGGGGTTGAACAAATCCTTCACCTTCTTCAGCTTTAGTCTCAAGGGCTTCTACTCTTTCCTCAAGAGATGCATCTCTTGCAGGGGCAGCAGCAACCTCATCACTCCAAACTGGTGCGGGTTCGGTTATAACATATTCAGTTTTTGGTTCTTCTCTCTTGGGTTCATGATCGTCATCATCACCCTTCTTCATGGTGTTAATACCGAAGGTCGCGGCGGATGCCGTGAACACCGTTGCAATAAAGGTAGGATCCATTTTGGATAACATACCTGCATAACTTGCAGTAAGAAGTGCAGCAGACCAACTCAAGATCGCAATACGAATTAATTGTCCCAAAGCGTTTTCCTTTTTCTTGTTATTTAAGAATTCCATTGTAGTGTTTAAGTGAAGTTAACCTTTTTTCCAAGCTTCACCTTCCGCCTTCCTTCTACGGGCAAGACCTGCTTCTACATTGGAACCAGGATTTCTGTAGAGATACAGCGCATCGGGAACCAAATCCCATTCTTTGTTCTTCAGTCGTTTAGTGATAGTGTTGAAGTTATCTCCACCATAGAAGCCTGCACCTAAGTTATAGGCAAACGACAATAATGCACCACGTTTACCATCCGTCATTTCATTCCAGTGTGGAATTTTACGAAGTGAGGGAAGGAACTGGTTCTTGCACTGACTGATCAAAAGATCATCAGCCTCCTGTTGAGTGATCGTATCACCCAGTTGGAATGGTGATCCATCCTTCTTACGGGTTGAACCCCAACCAATAGTGATTGGCAGTCCGCCTGTGAGGGGATCAGGGTACGCCTTGAGATGGCATCCCTCAAACTCTTTGATGAGTTTGAGACCCATCATAGGCATGTCATCACCACCAACTACAGGAGCTGCAGCAGCGGCAGGGGCTGGTGCAGCACTAGACTTTTTTCCGCGATAGATCTCTGCCCAATCAATATTGTCCTCAAGGAACTTGACGGGGAGATTATCTTCTAACCACTGTACAGCTTTGACGTGGTTAGGATTTCTTTCGTCGTAGAACTTAAAGAAGTTGTGTAAATCGATCCTTGCCATTGGTTTTCTCCTCAGTCAAAAATTCTACCCCAACCATCGTTACCACCAGGGCACCAACGATGTTTGAGAACGGCTTTGGTGTAAATGGTCTTCTTACCATTTGTCACTGGACCAGTATAGTTATCATTGAGAGAACCATATGGATCATTGATATAGTATCCCTTTCCATCTGGGGTCTTACCAATTACCACACACATGTGGCCACCAGTAGGATTGGTCAGTGATCCACGGTGAAGAATACCAATGACTACTGGTTTACCAGCGTCAAGGCTCTTATCAATATCACTGAATGAAAGGTTGTAGCTGAAATGTGACTTAACACCATACGCAGCAAGGACTTTGGTCTGCACTGCATGGTCAGTTGTATCACCGATTTCGAATACCTTCTTGACGTATTCGTCGTCACCTTTAATGGAACCAGGCTTGAGGAATGACAAACACATTGCACAGGAAGAACTGTTACAAGTTCTATGAGCATCTCTGTAGTTATCTACTTGATTGTAATACGGAACTGCAAGAACTTCTGGTGTAGGTGGCTTAGTTCTATAAATTCCAATCCACTCAGTCTCAGAGTCATCCATGAACTGTGCAGGAAGATTATCTTCCAGCCATTGAACTGCAGCTACATGGTTCGCATTACCATCATCATAATACTTGAAAAAGTTATGAAGATCTAATGTCATATGTTGAGAATATGGCTAGTCTATTTAGAATTATCGAATGATATCAATCTCCATATCTTTGGTCCAAACCTCCAATTCTGTACGGAGATTACCCTCTTCCTTTAACTTGGCATAACGTTTTGCAGCCATCTTCTTCCACTTCTCAACCACATTCTCCATGTAGAACTTATCAAAGTTCTGTGGGTTTTCTACCAACTGAGTATCTTCACCACGAAGAACCTCACGAACATTTGCAAAACCATAATCAGAAAAGTATGTACGTTTCTTCTCAGTCAATGCGGTTGCACTTGCAATTGCATCCACAAACTCTTTGAGTTTATCACCAGAGAGAGACTTCTTTATGATTGCAATCATGCGTTGTTGTGTCTTGAGTTTACGGCTAGATGCATCAGCCTTGACAAGACCCTCACCATTGTTCCTCTCAATGAACCACTTGTTCAAATCTTTGAAGATATGGTCATGAAGAAGAGGAGTGAAGTTACTGTCAGTGAGACCTTTGTATCTCATGATTGGTTTCAAACCATCATACTGAGATGCACTCTTGGTAGAACCATAGAGAGAAGTAGTCTCAAAATGACAGATGTTTGCATCATACTTGGAGTTTAACAACTCACGAACTTCATGGGTACAACACAACATTGCAAGGAGTTTACCTCCAAGATAATTGTATCCAAAGGGTTGAGTAGGCACAATGATAAACCCCATGATCGCATGACGATTGAAGATCGTCAGATCTGGAGTTTGACCCAACCACTCATTGCGTGGTTTGGAATTGATTGTGGGAGAACCGAAACGACAGAAACCAAGGATAGTATTGGTATTTTTTTCAACTACCATCCACTTGAGAGACTTACCAGGAACACTATCCTCAATTGCGTGAGAGGTAGTGATCTGGAGTTTCTCATTGAACTCTTTAAGAGAACGAATACCAGACACCTTTCCACTGGTCTTCTTGAGATCTACAGCTTCATAACATGCGATATCCATGTCCTCTGGATGCATGTCAAAAGCCGTGAACATACCATGAGTATCCTCTTCCTCATAGAAGTTTGACAGAGGACTACGATTGAGAACTCTCTCAATCTTCACATTGCGAAGATACTCATCAATACGATCCATGTTGGAAAAGTAATTGATGAATTTGTCTGCAGCATACACTGCATCGTTCTCACTTAAGATCATTTGATTTCACGAACCTTATAGTTTTTAAATAGGGTCTTTTCTCTTTCGGTTAGATTTGATCCATAGAGACGACCAACATCAAAAGGTAGTTTCTTGATACGATCAAGTTTACCTTTGGTATGTCTATCAATTGTAGGATATTTTACTATATCTTTCCTATCTACGCAAATAAACTTTGTACGGTCATAATTGAAATAGACCATTACAAAGTTTTCTTTTCTCTTTAGGAATTTTTCTTTTCTACCAAGGAAACTGATGTGAGAATAGAAATTAGGCCACTCATCTTTCCAAGCACTCCACCTTTCTACATCAACAGTAAAAGAAAGTTTTCCATCGATGTAAACACCAAGATCTACACCATAGTCACCGAAAGGTTTTTTCTTGTACTCTACATTACCATCTATGTATACAGTCTTAAGAAATGCAATGAAGACATCAATATCAAGTTCATCATCAAAGTGATTATTGCGATCTTTGTATGAACCAAATTTATTGATGTCTTCCTTGGTGATGTAGGTCATTTGAAGTTACACTCAACCATGATTTCAGTTAATGCCGCCAGAAGGTTAATTTCTTGGTCCGCAACGAAGGCAATCTGATACTGATACTTAGCAATAATGAGGACAGCAGCAGCAATGGAAGGACCTTCAACGGCATTATAAAGAGCATCGTAAACGCGACGCAGTAATACACTAGGATCATTGTCCAGATTATTAACGACCCATTTACGAACTTCAGCGAAGTCCTTCTCTTTAAGGTTTTTAATGAGATCATTTACTTTAACGTCGGAGAACTCTGCAAGGATAGAACTATCAATCGTACCGCTGACAGAATAACGTTGCAATTCATTTAGAACACGACGCCAATCTGGGAAATGTTTGTTGATCAGTTCTGCAATAACCTTTTGATCATACGTGACACTTTCCGTATCCAAGATGGAACAAACCCTCTTGAAGAAACTACCTGCAA